AATTACGTGTTTTATGTTTTGGACATTTAGCATTACAACGTTTTGTAATATGATTATAATCTTTATTTTTGCTTATACACAGTTGCTTCTTAGCAATTGAAGAACTATTACCTAGTAAACTAGTGTGATGCTTTTTTCTTGTTACGCTGGCGCTAGCGCTTTTTTTCTTTGCTAAATCCTTTGCTAAATTCATTGCTAAATTCATTTTAACGCATCTAAAGCTCTTATTTCTAATAAACCCGGTTTTGCAGTCAACAACGCATCTATTTGTAGAAGGATTTAATATTGGCTTGGCTGGAGGGCAAATTTTGGCTAAATCGGCTTTAAATTCTTTTTTCTTTATTTTTTCTATAACATCAATAACTTCTGGGGAGGGTTGTGTGGCCTTCTTTAAATAACAATTGTGTTTTTTTAGTAAGGCAACATATTTTTCTTTAAGTTGCAATATATTAATATTTCTCTTGCTAACATCATATTTAATATATTCAAGCAATAATATACTAAACTCCTCAAAAAACGATCCTGGAATAGTATGCTTTTTTTGTCCATTATTTTTATAATGTAAAATAGATGTCATATTTAATAATGCTAAACACAAGCAATATATGTCAAAAGATTTTTGTAAATAGCTAATAAACTCGTCATGTGTTTTAAAGTGCTCTTTTATCTTAGTGCATTTTAATTCATTAGAATTAAACGAATATTTGTTTGAACAACTATTTTCAGGAGCATAATAAGTATGACTTATTCCTAACCTTTCAGTATTTTCTCTACATCTTTTAGCAAATCTTTTGAAGTTTGTCATTAGTCCAAAGTCAATATATTTTGCTCTACCATTATTTACATTATATACCATATTGGCTAATTTAATATCTCTATGCATAATTTCGTTAGACTGAAAAAAGAGTAATCCGTCAAATAATTTTATTAATGAGGTCAAAAATACTTTCTTTTCGTCTAAGCTTTGTAGCGTAAATACTTTAGTTATATGGTCATATATGCTTAAGCCTCCATCTTCTAATAATAACATTCGTAAATCATCCTTAGTATTCTTAAATGCTGTTTTAACTTTTAGCGTTTTACATTTACTAACGCTAGCATTGAAATTTTTGTCTAATAAAGGCTTGCATAATAATGGACCAGTAATAGCATATTTATCTAAACCCTGTATGTTATTTATTGCGCTATATTCTGCTTCTTCATTAATAGCATGCTGTCTAGTCATTATTTTGGATATTTTATTAACATAATCTTGCTTATCAAGATTACTAGTTTCATTACATAAAATTGGCGGTTTTAATACACAACCATATGTACCTTCACCTACAACTTTGGATGTCATATTATATATAACAAACTATAAATATTTTTCATAATTTATTAATATTTTTTATAATTTATAAATATTTTTCATAATTATTAAAAATATTTATAGTTAGTTATATATAATATTGTATATGGAACTAACATTCAAAAACAATAATATATATTATTATCATTATAAAATAGTTCGCGGTGAATTAAGTTGGGTTTTAGTTCCTAGCGTTTTAGTGCTAATATATTATTTTAAATCTTATATTAAATATGTGAGTTTAATTTTCTTATTAATTGGAATAGTTGGTTCTATTGACAGCTATAATAAGAGTAAAAGAGAACAATTACTAGGTATTCTATTTGCTGGACTAATTATGCATGCTCCTGGTTTTTATCCACTATTAAACGTAAAAAAATACTTTATATATAATAATATTATATATGTATTTGGACTAATAGCATTAGCAATAACATATTTATTGCCTTATTGGCCTTATACGTTATCAAGAAATGTTGTTGCACTAATAATTTGTTTGTTATATTTAACTTATACATTATATCATATTATTTTATAGCAAAAATTATATAAATAATATATATTATATATTATATATTATGTTTTTTGAATTTAAACATTTAAAAGCCATGAATATGGGCTATTTTGAACATATGTTTATATCTTTAAATTATGTTGTTATATTATTAATATCTAGCGTAAAAGCGCTAATTCATGCTTTTATACCGAACTTATTTGAAACATCTACATCGGAATGTATTGTTGAAATAAATAATGAGCTAACAAAACATAATAGAAAAAATTGAATAAGTTAAAACAAAGTATTTAAAACAAAGTATTCAAAAATGATCAAAGACGATGCATTGATTAAGAAATTTAAAAAAGACGTTGAGCTAATTGTTATGAATGAACATAACATAACAAATTATTTGGATTTGTACAATTATTCTATAAAGACTTATGGATCTATGGATGAATATATACTAGATAACTATAATTATGAATTATTTGGAAAAAACGAGAAATGGACAGATATTGAAGCTATTGGATACAAAGAAATCCAACACTTTCTACCAAACATAATACTTATTTCATATAACTATAATAATTATTATGAAGTGCTAAATTGGATTAGAAAAGAAGAATATTACAAATTAATGAGTTTTTATGCGCTGGCTGTATCATATAAAATTATAGCAAATAATATACATGCTATTAAAATGACGTGGTTTAATAATGATAAAACATGTAATACATAATGTTGTTATGTCTAAAAAAAATTGATAAGCATATATACACATTATTTTTATAGCCTAGAAAAATGTCAAGCGCCAACATTGTCATGGTTTTTGATGCGTTTAGCGTTGATCGCGTTGAGAACCCAATCAGCAACCTTGTGACCATGCCTGTTATCAGCGTTCTAAATGTTGCGCCTGTATTCAAGGTTCCTCCGCCTCTTGTTCGCCAAAAAGGTCAGGTGTTTATTAAACGCGATGCATGCGCTGATTTGTCAACGTTAATCAATTCAAATGTTATTACTACATATTAATAACATTTGAAGTGTTGTGTTGTGTTTTTTTTTCGTTTTAAAATATTTTTATATTATATAAATATTATATTAATGGATAAACCATCAATATTTAGACAGCATTCAGGAATAACTAGTCAAGTGCCTGAAACTTCTGATTATAAGCTTGTAAGAGCGCTTACAATGACAATAGACGGGAATATATATATTGACAAATTTATAGATGAAATATTTAAAGGATTTTCAATAACAAAGGATGAACCAATAAGAGAATTTGTTGCATTTGCATCTACTTTAACATTGGATGGAAATAGTGTAACTATTGCATCACAAGTATATGATAGAGGGTTTGATCAACAAAAATTTTCAACAGTAGAAAATTATAAAGAATATTTTGATACAAGAAAAATACAACCTAAGGTAGAGAGAATTACATGGTTAGGTGCTCCCGCTATTGTATTTAGTTATAAAAATAGAAATAAATTAGCAAAATTCTTACACGGCTCTTTACTCATAAATTTAATGTTTTGGATTACAAGTTTTAGTAGTTTTGATTGTTTTAATAAATTTAGTGCACATAGAGAAGAAAAAAATCCTTTTTTACGCGGTACACAGAGAGAAATAAATCCGTCACGCGGACTAATACAAAGAGTACAACACACTTTACGACAAGTAAGTCGTCTAGTAAGTCGACGTACATTAAGAAAAACAAGGCAACAATCATCGCAGCAATCATCACAGCAATCATCAAAACAAAGACCCGAGCAACACGCTGTAGAGTTCTATTGTGATAGATATGAAGAAATAAAAAAACACTGTAAAAATATTCAATGGCAAAAAAATAATACATATAAAAATTATTATTTTGACAAAGACAATGGTAAAACAGGTAATGAGTTTGATGTTGGAAAATTTTTAACAAATTTTGAGGATTGCATTAAAAGAGTTCAAGATGAAGAAAGCTATTTAAAAAGATACAATACTGAAAAAGGATCAAACTATGTTCAAAGATATAATGAAATGTTTTCTTATATTTATCCTTGGGATATAGAAGGTATAGAAATTGGCGCTATTGATAATAATGGGTTGAAAAATATAATTAAAATCATAGAAAGTGAACGAACAAAAATTAAAACACAATTAATATATATTAAGGAAAATTTTAAAGAAAGTATTAAAAGAATAAACACAATTATACATGTTATTATTACAAATCCAGACTATGCCACACTAATTTATGATTATATTACTAACCCAAAAAAAAAGGCTCTAAAAATAACCTTTACTTTATTTTTATTAACAAAACTAATATTATTATCAAGATGCAATATAGCTCAAATAGTTAAAGATAAATCTTTTAAGGTTTCGGATGATGAAAATATTAAAGGTTTAGTTGGTGCTATTATAACTATTATGGATGAACCATTAAAAATTTTTGAATATACTTATAATGAAGGTGAAGGTTTTAAAATGGAAACTATTGCATCGTTATATCCGGATAAAGATATTACATCTATTACTCGATCGAGGGATCTTGTTTTATTTGAATTTAAACAAGATATTGAAACAAATATTCTTAATACACATAAATCTTCAAAGCAATTAAGTGGAACAATAGCCACGCTTCAATATAAAGTTTCCGATTTAGTACCGCAACAATCAAAAAAAAGATATAAGACTTTAGATACTTTAAAGAATTATTTAAGTAATATGGTTACTCGTACTCGTAAACGAGTGCATTACATTGCTCCCCGACTAGCAGGAAAAAAAAGAACAAGAAGAAATAAAAAGAAAAAGAAATAAAAAAGTGTGATTTATATAGTATACTTTTAATTAATATATAATATAATATGCTATATTATAAAATGATTAAAAAAACATTTAGGAATAGGAATAGGAATAGGATTAGGAATAATAATAATAATAGATATAATAATAGAACACAAAAACTTAATTATAAAAGCAAAGGCAAAGGCAAAGGTAAAAGTAAAAGTAAAAGTAAAAGTAAAAGTAAAACTGAAACTATTACTAACTTATCGGGCTATGAGATTAAACAATTATTAGTTAGTTTATCGGATAATCCAGTTGAACAAGAAAAATTAATTTATAGTATTAAAGATAACGCTATTGTGCGTGAAAAGTTATTTACACATTTAACTAAAAATATACATACCTTTAAACATTATACTTTGGATAAGCTACAAACACCTATTTCACAATTACAAGAGTTGGCGGTGCCTGATGCGTGGAAATTTCAATCTTATATAAATTCAAATATTGATCATGGACTAAGCAATGTCCCAATAGATCAGTTTAGTGCTCAAGGATCTACATCAAGATCACGAAAAGCTAAGGCACGTAGTAAAAAGGCATAAAAAAAATTGATTTCTTTTAAAATTAATGTTTAATGTTTATAGAGGTAAAAGTTTAATATGGCAACATCTGCGCTTGTGTTAATGAGCTTGTTATCCAATAATAATGTTATGAGAAACATGTATGATATGGATTATTTAAAGAAGCAACAGCAAAACCGGCTTAATAAGAAGGAGCAACATGCAATTAGTGCATGTCAAGTAAGGCAATATAAAGCGTCGCTATTTAGCGGCAAGACACATAAGATGCATAATTCTTTAAATGGTGCATATTATTTTAATTATAATATTAAGAAGGAGTATAAGCGTTAAGCCTTAGTTAATATATATAAAAAAGAATATAGAGCTAAAAATCTAATTTATAGTTATTAGGTTTTTTTTCCTTTTCGACAGTATTAACTTTAAAAACAAATTGCTATATTATTTTTATAAATTGCTATATTATTTTTATAAATTGCTATATTATTTTTATAAATTGCTATATTATTTTTATAAATTACTATATTATTTTTATAAATTAATATAATATATAATTATAAAAATAATGAGTGTAACTATTGACAGTGATGTTTATAATATAAAGCTACAAAATTTTGAAAAGCAAAATTTTATGAATAATGAAATTGCCAATAGATTTGTTCCATCTGGCGGAATAACCATGAATTTCTCATTTAGACCTGTAAATACTAAATATACATTTATGCCGACTGTTGCACCTATAACACCTTCAATAGAACCTATACAAAATTATGGCAATTACGATGCTAGCTCTAGTTTTTTCCCTGCAACTAGAAAATTGCATTTTTGCGGATTTGCTTCTAATGTAGATCGCGAATCAACTTTGAGAAACCAATTCTTTGCTATACAAAAAGCTGATCAAAGAGCTTATGTTCCATCTAGCACTAGCGATTTATATGAAAACAAAATAAATTTTATTACAAATAATGAAAATTTAGATGGCCATTTATTATTTAGAGAACAACAGTTTCAAGACTTTAATCCCAATAATTTTCCTACAATTGGAAACGAATTATTTTACAATGCGACACGAGTTCAATTAAAAAATATATAATAGGTTTATAGTTTATAGTAATATGCTTAATAATAACACCAAATTAAAGGAAAAAAATAAAGAAAAAAATAAGAAAAAATCAAAACTTATGAATGTAGTAAGTATAGATTTGGTTGAACAAATTACTGAAAACGAGCATTTAGAAAAAGAAAAGGAGAGCTTAGAAAAAGAAAGGCTAATATTAGAAAAAGAAAAGCTAATATTAGAAAAAGAAAAAGAGAGCTTAGAAAAAGAGAGATTAGCAAAGGAAAAATCCGACATGCAAATAAACAATATTGACTTACGCTATTTTGCAAATCAAAACCATAACCCGTCTTTAAAAACAAATAAATTAGATCAATTACTAAACAATAATTACTTATTAAAAGATATTTATGCTAATATAGAAGAAAACATAGCCACTTATAAAGATCAAATACTCAAATATAATAATAGCACTTTAGAAAAACTCATAGAAAATAATGATGACACTAAAATAATAAACGGAGAGAAATATAAGCTTTATTATTTGTTATATATATTAAATTTAATAAGCCATTTAAAGGAAAAAAAGCTTAAAAACTCTATTAAAGAAGAGCTTAAAGACTTCAATAATAACAACAATTATTGTGACGACGCATCTTTAAGTTCTTTTAATATATATAATGCAACACTGGATAATATGTGCACAAAAAAACAAATAACAAATTTAGATTTGTTTGTTGTTAGAAAAAGCTCAAATGCTAAAAGAAAAATACTTCCACAAAAACGCAGTTAAAAATATTATTTTATATTACTATATTAAATATAAAATAATAAACACTATGTATAATACATTTAAGAAAGCAAGCCGCAAATCAAAAAAAAATACGCGTAAATTTAGCAAACTTAAATGCTCACCATATCAAAGTAAATATGTAGATGGTGATTTAAAGCAATATACATGCTATAGTCGCAATAATTTGCAATTATTTAAAAACGTTTGGAATGCCAATAATAGTAATGACAAAATATTGACAAATAATAGTAAAGAAATATGGAGCTTTTTCAAACAAAAGTTGAATAAACAATGTTATGACGAATTATGTTGGTTAAAAAAAACATCGTTAAGCAAGGTCAACAATAGCGAGTTATTAGTAAAAGAAATCTTTAAGCCGTTTTCTCCTGAGAGTTGGTCGTCTAAGCCCAATACTTGGCTCTCGAGTGTTGATATAACTAAAATAATGAAACAATATGAAAAATCTCATAAATTTTTCAAGTTTATAGGGCCGACACCTATAGATTTCGATTCCAAAGAAATGTTTTCAACATGCGTATGGGAGCAATTATGTAATTTTAACTTGGAAACACATATTAAAAACAATATTAGCAAAATTGGAGTAATATTTAATACTGATCCTCATAATAAATCCGGAAAACACTGGATATCCTTATTTATTGATTTAACAAAAAAATTCATTTTCTATTTTGATAGTAATGGAACAAGAATGCCAAAACAAGTAAAAGTTTTAATAAAAAGAATAGTAAATCAAGCACATAGTTTAAATATTCAATTGACAGTAGACGACAATGAGGGTTTTACACATCAATATAGCGACGGCCAATGTGGTATGTATTCATTATATTTTATAATAGAATTATTGCAAGAAAATAAAACATACAAATATTTTAAGACTACTCGCATAAAAGACAGCACAATGAAAAAATATAGAAAAAAATATTACAATGAAGCAAACATGAAAGTGAGTTCAATTTTTGATTAAATCCTCTAAATATTTTTTTAAATTATAATTTTATAAAAATTATAAAAATAAAATTGAATAAAATTTATTTTTATAAAATAATTTAAAGCAATGTCCGAAAGAGATAAATTTGATAGCGAAGACTTTACACCTAATGCCACAAAAACATTAGAAAATATGAAATATGGAGGAATTACTTTATGCGAATGCGTATTAGAATTGATTGATAATAGCGAAGATGCTCAAGCAAGTCAAATACATGTTTATCTAGAAAAAGATCATGATGATAACCTTCAAGGACTAGCTGTATTTGATAATGGAACAGGAATGACATATAGCCAACTTTGTAATGCTGTAAAATTACCAGGTACAGATATAGATAGAAAAGATGGTTGTATTGGAAAATTTGGTACAGGATTAAAAAATGCAACTATTGGTTTGGGATCTATCATTTATATAGTAACAAAAAGAGAAAATAAATATTATGCTATTTATCTTGATATTGAAAAAATGAGATTAAGAAATACTTTCAAACCTACCGCATTTTGGGATGATATAAATATTATTACAAGTCATATTGATCTTCCAATATGGAATAATTTCGATAATAACACAAACGGAACCTTGATTTATGTTAAAAATATTTATAGTCATCGCTCAACAAATATTAATGCATTAAGTGAATTGATTAATAATAGCATTACAACAGGGTAT